ATTTGAAGGGGGGGTAGGTTTTGCGAGAGACCCCCCTCTATGCTTTTACGCCTCGCTATTTGTATTATGTGTTGCCTTTGTATAAATTCCTAAAATATTTAATTTAATTATTTCATTTATTGCAGACTCAATTGCTAAATGTTGATCCATGTCACTTAATTCATCACTTGTTCTTACTATTCTTGATAAGTAACTAAGAGAATGATAACCTTTTGATTCATCAAAGGCATACCACTCATCGAACTGAATGAATGGGTCAAATGGATTGTCAGTTGTAGTTAGCATTGATTCAATCATAAGATTACTCCTTTCTTAGCTTTGCATAATGCTTGATACAGTTGATGTTGATACACCCATCTGATCTGCTATCTCTGCTTGTGTGTGTCCTGACTTAAGAAGTGTTCTAATCTTTGCTTCATTAGCCGCTGTTACAACAGGTTTGTTTCTAGGTGTTGCTAACTGTCTAACCAAATCAGGATTAGCATTATCTAGTATCTTAACTAAAGTGTTGTTACTAACAGCTCCTGCTTGAATGGCTTCCCACTCCTTTGTTGTTATGTCAACAGGATGCTTGTCTGCACCCATTCTTACTCTTGCTTCTGCTAAGGCTTGATACTTGTACTTCTTTATCTCACTGGGTTCCATGTCGGGGTTAGCTGCCTTCTTGAGGGATAGGTTAACCTCTGCTATCCTATTAGCGTTCCTCTCAAGGGGGGCATTCTTTAGCGCTACATTTAACTTAGAATTAAGAACTGATACTTCTTTAGCATAAGTCTTAGATGCCGATGATGACCATGTTGCAGGTGGTGTACTAATATATGATTTACGTGATTCATTAGCCAATGCCTTTAGTTGATTAGCATGGTTAGCATATATAATTTCCATTGTTGTACCAGATGATAATTCAAATGCATCTTTTGCTTCTGCCATTTTAGTAGACTTAGTTAGTTTACTTACTGTAGTTTCTTTGATTGGCAGATTTGGATTGTCAGCTAATGCGGATTTAGCAAGGGCATTGGATACACTAACTCTTTTATTTTTTCCTGTTACTGGGTCTTTAACCATAACTGTTTTCTTAGTATAAGTTTTTCCAGTGGGGGTATATAATTTGTTACCCGTAGTAGGGTCAATATATATCCTTTTTTCTTTACCTGTTTTAGGATTAAGTATTCCATTACCTGCACCTGCTACTCTATCAAGTGGTCTTGAATCTGAGGATGCTTTAGATATAAGAGTTGATGCTCCTCGATTTGCTCCACCTTGATATGTCTTTTTTAGAGCAGCAATACCGTTATCTATAGCTGATTGTTTATAATTTAAATGATGTTTTTCAGCATCTATTACAACCATGCTATGTTTAACAGCTCTAATTATTTCATCATTTTTTGCACCTTTGATAGTCATATCTGTAATAAGATTAGAAACATTTCCCATTTCTATACCTTTAGTACGAGATGACATTTTAGGAGCAGACTCAGGTAGCTTGTACATTTTAGGATCAAAGTCTTTAAGTCCTTTAAGTGCTGGTTGAGTTTGAACTATTTGTTTTCCATTAGGTCCTCTATTTGGAATAACAAGAACTGTATCACCATCAAAGTCTGCACCTGATAATCTTTCAGCAACTTTAGGATGTATGCCAACTGCATCTATTAATTTACCATGTAAAGTTTTAGCAGTCTTTTGTTGGTTATTTACTGTGAGTTCTGGTATTTCAAATTGTCCGCCATGTGGATATCTTATAAGCGCTACCTTTTCTCCGTTTCTATAACTTGGAGCATATATTTCATTTTCTTTCAGACTTGGAACCGGAAGAATAACTCTTGATCCTTGTCTTGGTAAAGCAGCTGCTTTTAGATGTACGGCAGCAGCATCACAATCATCAGAGAAATCAGCGAGAAGTTTCTTTCTAACAGCTGGATTAGTAAGAGACATGATCTCATCATATTCTTTCTTTTTAGAAGTGAAAGCCAATCCCAATTGCTGTTTTGCAAGATCTGTTGATTGTTTAGATAACATTTGGGAAGATATACTTTTAGACCATTTTTCCCAATCGCCTTCTTCATTAACAATGTTTAATGCTGATAATTGTTTTTTACCAGTTTTATCAGTATAGAACTTTTGTCGTATAGTTGCACCAAATGGATTATCCGGATCAATTACACCTGTCTTTTCATTTGCCATTGGTTTGAATACTTTGGATGCTGGTGTAGTTTTGGATTTATTTGTATTGTAAATAACATCTATTCCTGGTGGCATTTTATCTGAATATATAGCCATACCTTTTAAATAATGAGTTCCATCTACAGCTATACGAACTTGGGCATATCTTTTAGTTCCTAATGATAATTCATCAACACCCATTCTAAGTTGTATAGCACCATCCATATCTTTTCCACCACTACCATCATCTGCATAGTTTATCTTAATTCTTTTAGAACTAATAGACTTAGGTGTTTGTATAGAGTGAAATGTTTCTCCACCATCTTCAGAATATTTATCATTGATCAAATGAATTTTATCTTTATTATTCATTATCTCTGGCCATGTTGTTTCTGGTTTAGCAAGTACCAACATAGTTGTTTTTTTTCCTGTACCTATTTGAGTTATTGGAATCTCATGTGTGACATATCCATCTTCTTCAAGTAAGGATATAGCTGTTTTAAATTTAGTTCTCTTAACCCCAATATGTCTTTCGGTACCTACACCAATATCAATGTATCCACCATTTTTATCCAAATCATCTTTAAGCATGTTTGCTGTATTACGAATTAGTTTAGCGTTATCCAAGGAACCAGGTTTAAGTAAATCTCTAACGAAGGATTCATTTTTACCACCCAATTCTTTTCCTATAGCAACATTGGACATGCCAGTTAGTCTTAATTTTTCTGCTCTAGCAGCAAGTGCTACTTTTTCATCAGCATTAGCTATAGATCTTCTTTGTCTAAATTCTGTGGAGTTCATACCAAAGCCAGTAGCTATATCATTTTCACTCATACCTTGTTTTTTAAGTTCATCTATTTCAGTTAAGAAACTTCTATTTCTTTGGGGATCAACACCTGAACCCTTGGGGTACCGACCAGAGGTTGCAGTTCCAATATGAGAAAGTTCATCATGCATTATCATATGCTCCTCCAATCTTTAGCTTATTAATTTTCTGATCAAATACAATTATTTTATCCATTATACGAAGTATCTCTTCTGTGGACGGAATATGGATTATTACATCATCTGACTGGTATAGTCTCAATTCTGTATCTATAGCATGTGGATCAATCTTATACTCCAAACAGAATAAAGATGTATACACTTCCAGTTGTCTCATCGATGATGGTGTTACTCCTGTTTTCAAATCATGAATCCTTAAGACGTTTTTTCTAAAAGATATAGCATCAGCAGTACCAAAACAATTCTCTGAAAAATATAGAGGTTGCTCGGTTGCCATCTTGTATCCTATAGCATCATTAACATATAGATTCATGGTTTTTTTAGACTTTGGTAACTTAACACCGAGTCTTATACATTCACATGCAAACTCGTGTAATCGAGTTCCCTGACTAGTGGCTAAATATTTGGAATAGGATGTAGCAAGTTTCTCTTCATCATAATTTATCCAATGATATTTAGAGGCACTTAGAAATGCGTGTTGGCCCTCTATGTCGAAATGCGTGTTGAAGTTCATTTAATACTTCCTCCTTTATCTCTGGCCAAATAACACTAGCATAGGACATCTTATCAAGAACTTCTAAATAGTATTCTTGATTTGGTTGATATCTTGATTCTGCTTTTTGCTTGCATTCAAGAGCTGCCCAGGTATTATTATACAATATTAACAAATCTGGGAATCCCTGTATGTAGTTGGCATCATTTTTTAGAATTATACATCCTTCAAATATAGATTCAAGCTCCTCAATTAGCTTGGCTTGAAACTTACTTTCTAACATAAGACTGCCTCCTTCAAAAAACAAAATAATAAGATAGTGATACTCTATCCCTCTATAATAGTATATGTTATTTCCGCGAGGTTAATCTTTTAAAAAGCGATATACATTGAAGTCTTTTTTATTCTTTAATGCTTTAGCAATTGCTAGGTCTATAGCCGAATTTGAACGAAAATGATAGTAGTATAGAAATTTGAATGGTGTGTTAAGACGGTCAATTCTTCCTGCTGCTTGAATCATTGTCTTGTATGAGTAATTTTGAGAGTAGAATATGATCGTGTCTGTCTCTATACAATTCCAACCCTCTGCTCCTGCTGTGTACTGTACTAAATATATCCATGATTTGGTTTTAGGAATTGGCTTATGAGCATGTCCATTCCATTCACTAGTTTCTACTTTTAAAGTGTCACCTAACTTTTTAAGTATTTCTAACTCATAATCAAAATTATAGAATATGATTAGTTTAGGATGTTTCTTAATTATCTTGGATATTTCTTTTGTTCTTGCTGGGTTGCTATTGGCAACTTTTCTCATTAAGTAGCAGACCATGGTAATGGACTTAATAGGTTTATCCTCGAATATGTTCCATCGTTTAATCATTACAGTATCCATTTTATCTTTGTCAAATGGGACAGTTATGATTTCATCAACAGCTATAGTTTCTTTGAAGTAGTCCATCTTAATTGTTATCCGTTCTCTTAATCTGCATAAGTGACCCTGCTCCATATACTTGTCAATCTTAGGATATTTGCAGTATCTATTGTATACTGCATGTCTTCTAAGAAACTCAGTACGATTCTTATAGAATTTGTTTGCTATGAATACCGGAATATAATCACTCCATGTATCACCAGGTGTGGCACTAAGTAGTATCCAGTTATTATTCTTAACTATTTTTAGAAAAGATTTAACCCATGTACCAGCTCCAACTAATCGCTGTTCATCAAATATAAAGAAAGCCTTAGTCACCTTAATATACTTAGATATATTATTCCATGAATCCACTGTTACTTTAACATTATTTATACTGCAGTCTTGGTTGGTTGATAGTGAGAAAGGTGCACACTCTCCTTCAAATTCTAAAGAATCTCTTTTCTTTGCTGTGGTAATTATATATAGATCTTTTGGTTTTTTCATTTCTGAGAACTCACCAACGCCATCGATATTAAGAGTACCTTTACATTCTTTAGCAAAGTAATATGCTATGGCAGTTCTAGATTTCCCAGACCCAACTCCTCCGCATAATATGCATCCATTCTTTAATTTATCTATTGCTTCTAGTTGATAATCACGAAGATTAATCATATATTATACCTCTTCAAAGTGAAAGTTCCTATGACTTTTTCTAATGCCTCGTAAACAATCACCTATATGACTACGACACCCATTTATATCGCTAGCACAAGACTGTAAACTCTCATATATTATACCAGTTTCTACGATTTTTACCATTTTTCTTGGGAGTCCACCTTGCCCATTATGAGGAATTAATCCTGTTCTATGAGCATGTCTCATGTTATCAGCTTGGGTACACCATTCTAGATTTCCTATAAAATTATTTTTTTTATTACCATCGATATGATTTACCACTAAACCATTTACTGTGCAATCATAAAATGCACTAGCAATGAGCTTATGAACTCGAATAGTTTGACCGTTTACATCTACTTGTAAGTATCCTCTGCCATCATCCCAAGGGTTCAATAGTTTTCTAGTTGTTTTGTTTCTTATCCCACCATTATTACTCGCTTCATAATTTGGAAAGTCGGGAATATTAATCCATTTATCCATAAATTTAATCCTTTCAAAATATAAATAAGAAGTTTAAAGACATTCTCAGGTCTTTTATTTATCTAATCATAATACTTTTCAGCGAATTCGTCTTCTACTATTGTCACATACATTGATTTGCAATATGCTTTGACTCCTTCACTACCATTTACCGACCAATTATAAGGACGGATAATTAGATCAACATTTTCTATCTCAGCTGTATCTAATTCATCTACTGAAATATCATCTAGTATTGTCTTTCTCTTTTTGGTTACTAATACTATTTTAGGTACGATATTGTCGTATGATACGGTCACTTGTAAATAAGGTATCATATCTTCTCCCTCTTCTCTTGGCTGCAACCATCTAACATTCCAACCATCCTGTTCTAATCTAAGACCATGCTCTTTATCCAAGAAGACACAGAAATTTCTACGACCAGCAGGATTGAACTTAGCAGCCTTTCCGCTAAAGTTTCTAAAACCTATTTTTGCATTTTCAATTACTATATTGTTATTTACCATTATTATTTATCCCCTTTCAAATATGCACCTTTAGTGCAGCTTCTACAAAATTCATGTTGTCCACACTCTGTTAAGCAACAATAGTTGTGTGGCATCTCATATTCTATCTGACATTTTTTACATGGAATAAAGTGCGTGCAATCATACGGACATTCCATTATTTATGCCCCTTTCAAAATGGTAATATTGTTGGTTTAAAATGTGAACCAAGTTTACATAATAAATATTCGTTTTCTTCATACATGTTGTCACACTTTTCACACAGAGTAGCACAATCTTTTCCGCATGGAGTAACTAATCTTGGAGGTGTTGATTCGCCATATATAAACCATTCGGCATCACCAAACTTTGATATATTTGCTAGAGCATCATCAACTAACTTACGATAGTAATCCTTGTCTATGTCATCTTCTTTTCCAAGAACAGTAACCATCTCAGACTCTAACCATCTATATCCTTTACTTCCGGTTGCGGCATGATAGTTGCCTTCTTTTTCTCTTAGTAATATACCACCACCCTTTCCTGGTTTAATTGGACAGAATGCGCCAACCTTTCCTACAAAGTGATAGTTGTGTTCTTCTCCTAAATCTTCATTCATGTCAAGATATAATGCTGTGGTAACGGATTTGGTTTCACACATATCCTTGAACAGTATTGGTTCTTTACTGAATAGTGATTTGAAGACATATGGCTGTATAAATTGTGCTCCGGTGGCTGTCCAATCTTTATCATCTTTAGCCACATATACAGCATCATTTATTAAGCATAACTTTTCATAGGTGGCCTCATGTTCAAACTCATAACCATATTTCATACCAAAGTCCATCACAAATTGTATAATTCCAGCAGTAGCATTTGGTATCTTTATAGAATCAGTCTTAATATGTGCCACAGTGAATCCTTTCTCTTGAACTGCATGCTTGAGGTCAACCATGAAGAGTGCTCCTCTTTTTGCAACTATGTTGTCTATGTTTCTAGGGTCTCGGAAAGCATTCTCAAATTTAGCAGAGGTCAAACCATATACTGAATTAATTACTGTCTTTAATGCATTAGACAGATCTGCTGAGTTATAATTTCCATTAAGGAATTGAGCTAACTTTCCATCCAACATGGTACTAGCTTCTTCATATTTGTTATGTTTGATTGCTAGTCTTGCTTTCTTTAGTTCTGAGAACTTTTTGGTATATGGACCAAACATATCTAGAAGTTCTATACTTGATGGGTGCATGGATGCTACATCTAGGAGTGCTACATGAGTATACATTCCTGGTTCAGAATATACATACCCACCTTCTCCTATCTCTTCATCTCGATAGGTACTTTTCCCAAATTCAAATTTGTAACCTGGGAACATGTCGCCTAAGTCTGTATAGGTAAATACATCTTGTGGTTTTCTATTAGTACCAAATATGATTCTAGTAGAATGAGCATTAGTTGTATCATTAACTGTTAACCCACTTAACTCAGCAAGTATCTTCCTAGCAGTCCAGTCTCCTTCTAAGTGGTCAAATGTTACTTCTGTAGCATCGACATCGTTTCCACAATAATCTGCTACTAGTGGCCACATTTCTTCTGGTACTGGTTGATCCCAAGGTAACCCTAGTTCTTGATGATGAATACCTAATTCAATCTCAAACTTCTTGAGACTTTTCTTATTTGCTGCTGATGCAAAATCATAAACATCTGTATAGGATAAGTTATAAGCTTCCCCAAACATACAGGTAGGACTATTGGATATAATCCTTTGACTTAATGTGTATAACTCTTCATTAGTGTATCCTATATATCTAGCATACATAATATGATTGTCATACCTTCTGCAATTGAACCCAACTAATTTAAAACGTAAAAGTTTTTCTACATCTGCGGATGTTGGGTTTATCATCTTTACCGTTTTCTTTCCCTTTAATTTCCATGCTACAACAAATAAGTTTGGAAATACTTCAACGTCAAAGAATACCAATTCTCCTTTAGGATCATAGTCATTTACAGGTACACTAATATCTTCGGATTTTAGTTTCATCTTACCAAGTAGTTTTATACAGTAGTCTGCCTGATGAGTGCTATTACTAGCGAATGCTAATAGTGCCGGTCTCATATTTGATACATCATAATGTAATCCTGAATTGTAGGCATCTTCAAGAATCTTAAATATAAAGTCTATGCTTGGTTTGGTCCCATCATGAATATCTTTTGCTAGATTCTTCTTGATTAAATCTCTTAATCCTTTTTCGCTTTTTACTGCATCAAAGTTAATCACTTTATTCTCCCCTTTCAACGGCAATCCCGAATTAATAGTTGCTATCGGAATATGGTTACATTTTGTTAGTCTTCTCCTTAGAGAACTATTACCATTAAACACCTTAATCTCTATGCCCTCTGAGAATATCCTACTAAGTTGGTTTACATCTCCATCATAAATATAATGTAGGTGTACGCCTGCTTGGCTTTTGCTGTACTCGGCATATGTAGGTGGCCATTTACCAGCAGCTTCAGTATTTAACTCTAGTGATTTCTCACCTTTGTCATCTTGTAAATCAAAGTCTACTACAATATGGTTTCCTGGTACTCTAACATAATGTATCTTAGTGGTGTCTAAATCTTTTAACTTTGAATGCACTTCAAGCCATTTTTTATTTGGTGTATCATGGTCATTTGCATACTGTGCTAAGCAATCAGCACATTCGCTATCAAATATAGATTCAGTTGAGTCTAATACTAATGTGTTAGGAGTGTCATCTTTTAAATTTAAACCTGATTTGAACTTATCAAACAAGAAGTCTGAATAATAATTCCTTGTTAGAACGCCTTTAACTCGACTAACCCCAGATGTAAATTCTTTAAAATAATTCTTTAATTCATCTCTAAATTTATGTTTAGGAAGTTTGAATTCTATAGATGACTCTTCACAATATTCTTTATATAAGGCGTATGCTCTAGCTAATGATATTCCGTTCTCATCCATAAAATCGATATAATGTTCTTCTATAAAATTAAAGAACACATCTGTTTGAAACATCATATCCAGAGGTAAGTATTTTGAATAATAGTTCTTACCCATTTCTCTATAAACTTCAAGACAGTGAAACGCTATTGCTCCTAATTCGAAATCTATTTGAGACATTAAAGCATTATATTTTCTCGATGGTATTCTTTTACCAGATGGCTTAACATCTATAAGTCTTCTGATAATACCAGACTTAGCATCGGTTATCTTTACTGGTTTGTTTGTAGCCATAAATAAGAAGCAGTTAACCCTAGCTGTATACGAGGGTTTAAACTTCTCATTTATAGTCATATCTTCGTGTGATACGATCGAGTTGAGTTTGGTATTATCATCAATTTTCGAGAGGTCACCATCATGCTGTATTGCGACAAGGGGATTTCCTCTGAAGACTTCCATCGCAAATGAGTTGTTTTGACTTGTAAGTGCTTTTGCTTCAAAAGTTGTATAATACCCTTCAAATAATTTCTGAATGATATTAAGAATTGTTGACTTACCTGCACCAGCTTCTCCATACAAGACAACAAACTTTTGGATATTCTTTGCATCTCCTGAAATAACGGCTCCAATAGCCCATTCCAGTTTTGCTCTTTCTTCTGGGTCATACAAGGTTCCAATGAGTTCATCAAAAGCATCATAACTCCCTTCTTCTAATGGATATGGTAATCGCCTACTGACATAGTCTTTCTTTTTTACTTCTGTATTTGCAAATGTTAATTGTGTATCTAATTGATGTGCATTATTAGCCATGCGTTTTAAATAATTTCCAAAATTAAGCCATGAGTTTGTAGAGAAATCTTCCATCAATTTTAATACTATACGAGAATCTGTTTCTTTTACTCTCTCTTCTTTAATTTTCCTTAGTTCGTTATCTACTAACATTGGGACATCATATTCATCAGTAGACCATAGACCAAGTTCTTCGTGCCATATAGCATAGAATGATTTTGCTCTCACCATTAGATCTTTTGATTTGGAAACATTAAAATCTGGCGATATCTCAATCAAATCTTTCTTTACTGTTCGTTCTTTTATTTTGTAAAAATCCAATTTTAGTCTCCTTTCATAGTTAATATTATTTGTTGCGTTGTTGCGTTACAAAACGTTTTTCATATACTCTATATATATATACTTTTTTTCTATTATATTAGTATAGTAATAAAAGTGTAACAACGCAACATTTCAACCTCAAACCCAGTCATACCAAGGGCTGAGGGGTGTTGCGTTTCCGTTTTAAAACCGCAACAAAGTGTAACATTTGTAACAAAACCGCAACAAAAATTACTAACTATAGTAGTTTTCGACCAAATAAGTATTCATTTGATACCATATTTCGACCTTTCTTTGGTCCAAGGCACATTTTTTGAGAGGGAAAAATCCCCCCTCACCAGTTTTACTAAATTTTCGTTCTAAAACGCAACACAAAATATCACTAACTTCTGCCGAATCATACCTCTTATCATCGAATTTACTAAGACCACAGTTGTCCAAAATCTTCCAAAACCAGTCAATCATTAGGAAGCCTCGTCCGTGGTCTATCGTAATTCGGTGACATCTTTGTGCTATACCCATTATCAATTCAAGCATTGTACAAGCAGTAGGAAAGTCATCCAAATAATAATCAATCTGCATATCGTCACAGAATTGTTCTCGTAACATCATACCGTCAAATGCTCGATTATCATCATTTGGAACCGTCCAATAAAATGGCTCCTTAAATAAATCAATCATTAAACTCCAGTAACTTGCCCCCTGTTGGTCGACATCAACAAGGGTACATAGCCACTCAAAATATTCATCTACTAGTTTCGGTTTATTTATCATATCCTAACACACTCACTTCATACGACTCTTTCAATCTGATAACTTCATAATCAATCGAAAGTTTCTCGTTTCGTACGTACACTATATCAGGATTTACTGAACCTTCGCCGAAACAATCCAGAGATCCCCATCCTATAGTCGCGTCAATATCTTCTGGTGCTTCATTCTCTGCTTCTATTAATATATTGTCAAACTCATAATAATACACCGTTATTTTGTCGAATGTTACTTCTCCATCAGAGAATTCTTCTATGTCTATTACATATGGTGTATCATCACGTTCTTTTTTTGTTGGTTCAGACACAAACTCCACCTCCTCTTTTTCTACTTCCCCAGCAGCATCTACATATTGTTTAGCCTTTGCAGAGTAGTCTATTCTTTCCTTTACTTCTTCTGTATAACCACCCTCAAATTCTTTTTCTACTTTCTTAAGTATCTCTTCATCTATTTTTGCTGATGCCTCGATCTTCTTTTTTTCTGCTTGAAGTTTATTACTAAATGCCTGTGATAATTCCTCTGCTAATTTCTCAACAGACATATCATCTGAAATAACAGGTGAATCAATCTTTATATTCTGAGTTTTATTCCTCTGATAAAATGCTAAATCTGCTGCTAATCGCTCAATAGAATTATCATTAGACTTTGGTGCAACTTTTATCTCTGTTGGTTCTATTACTTCTTCATATCCTATCACTATTAACTTGTAAGTGATAAGGGAGCCTATTGCAGCTCCCAGTAGAAACGTACCTATATATTTATACATATTTCTCTCCCCTTCTATCGTAATTAAAGTCTGGATAAACTAATTCTATTGTTACATGTCCCTTTGTAATTAACATGTAGTCTTTATTCTTCTTGAATAACATGAACTCATTAGGAGTAATATAATCATAGATATTGAATACCACAGACCCAAATTCGTTTACTATAACGTTCTCTTCTTCTAGGTAATACAACTGTCTAGCAAATTCATCCATTGTTTCATAGGCCATCGGAATATACTTCGTACTCATATTAGTGAGTCCTCACATACTTGATAAACAACCAAATAAGCCATAATCCCCCTGTTGCAAATACCATAAATATATCGAACAATATTGTTCCACATCCGTAGTTTTTAGTATTGTTATTATTTTTCATTTTTATAATCCCCTTTCATAATATAAGTTAATTAATTTTTTCACTTCGTTCAATTATCATAATCGTATCCTTCTTCTTCTGTTACCAACCATACTAATTCATAGATCACTCCAGGTTTAATATCCTTAATATACTCGGTATGGTCATAATCATTACCAAGTACACTTTTAAGATAGAACAATCTACTAGGCGAGATAACCCGAAATATATCATAAACAATTTCACCATTCTCATCAACGAAGTAATTCTCATATGAGTCATAGTACCAAGTTATAACTTCCAAGTATCTCACCTCCTAGTTAAAGACTTACTAGTCCAACCAATATAAGAATTGACATATTAAGATATAGACTTACGTGTTCAAATGATTTATGCTCTAATATCTTAATCATCATTACTAGTATGGTAACTGCTATATATAATGCTATTGCTATTTGTCTATCCATTATAACAGTCCTCCCTAAATCAGACCAAATATAACACCATCAACATTAAAGTCCAACAGTACAGAATCATCTTCTCCGTTTACGAAATATCGGCAATCTGAATCAGCATTATCAAATATACCAAAGTCAACAAAGTTGTCACCGTTACCATACACCCAGCCAACCATGATACCAGCATCTGACCTTTTGATTCCAAGCATGTCATATACTTCATTCAAGAATAAGTGTCCTCTTGCCTTTAATAAGTCATTAGCATAGTTCTGTTGACATTTAAGAAACATTAGGTTGTATTCAGGATTTGGTGACCACTGAGTAGCAACACCTTTAGCAAAGTATCTTGCATATATACTATCTACTTTATTACCATTTAACTTTGTTTTTTCAACCATTTCTCCATCTTCATTCAGAACCTTTATTTTTTCAACTTTAACACCATGTCTGAATTCTGTATCCTTGTCAATACCTAATTCACTAACAACTCGTTTCCTATATTCTTTGAACCCTGTCTCAAGAGCCTTGTAAGCACTCATAAGCGCAACGTTTCTTTTCTTAAGGATATTGTGTGACCCAACAAGGCAAGCAATACTTACAACACCTAATGCAATAGATGGTCCGTATAACTTAGCAATCTTAACAGTAGTCTGTACTTTAACTATGAATAAGTCTTTAGCAGCATCTTTCTCAGAATATTTCTTTTCGTTTTTTTCAGCAGCAACCCTTTCAATTTTAACAATATCTACCATAGCATCATCAAGAACTTCTTCAACTTTCAACGTAGCTTTACATGCTAATACTACTGTTCCTACAACACCAGCAACACCTACTACTAATAGTATTTCTGGACTAACTTTCTTTACTTTTAATATACCTCTTCCTGCTTTACTGGTTACTACGTTTTTTAACATTTCTAATTTTTTCATTTTTATAATCCCCTTTCATTAATTAAGTGATTAGTTAATTTTTCATATAATTGTATTGCTTCGATTCCTCTGAATACACCTACGTATTCCATTTTATTATCTTTCCTGCTTATAACACTTAGTAAGGCGTCTTCAGTATCATCCATATCAAATGATATTGTAAATGATTCACTTATTGACATTAATCCTCATCCTTCCAATATTTGTATACATAACAACTATTTAAACCACACTTATGATAACTCTTGTCATTGCTTGTTGTCCTTAGATTTTCAGGACATCTTGTACAATTCATTATATTTGCTTTGTTACGCATAAATTGCATATATTCTTTTGTCTTTTCTTTGTTCATAATTCTGCCCCTTACAATCCTACTTGTACTTTGTAATAAATTACTTTTTTAGTTAGTCGTGTCTTCATGAATATAAACCAACTATCTGTATATATTCCTTTATACCCGTTTGCACCATCAGTATCATAATATCTAACTTCATACTTACCACCCATGTTAAATATCCCCTTTCAATACTTTAAACAAGTTTATAGCATTCTCACCCGTAAATGTATTTATCATCTCTAATTTACGTCCAGTATGGGTTATAACTGATAAACATGCCTCATCATCTAATCTGTCAAAACTTATCAAAAGACTCGTACTTACTTTTAACATTCCATCCATTAATATCTCCCCTTTATAGTTTTTTAGTTCTTAGAAAACCCTGGTAGATTGCTAGGACTTGATTATCACTCATTTTTTTAACTCTCTGAAACCATTTAGCACCAGGATATACAGTTGCTATAGCGATTCTCATATTGTCTATTGACATGGTGCTCCCTCCTTTGTTTGTTTTAATAATTCTAATACCTGTTCACTACACATTATATAGTAAGGACAGCTTTCACATTCTGGTTTATCTTTATGCATTTGCTAATCTCTGGCATTCACCATTTTTATAAGCAGCACATCCATCTCCTATACAAAGTGGGAATTTGGTTATTGTATATGACCCAGGTTTACTTAAATAATTACCAGATTCCGAGAATGGCAAATATGGGCAATACTTTCCAACTACGGGTTCTTTAGGTTCTATACCTATGTCTAAAATTATTGGGTCTGGAAGGTTCACTATGAATCCGTCATCACCAATCGACAGATATACATCTAGCTTATCAAGATTAACCCATCCATACTTTTTATAATTTAGTGATACATTATGTCCTAGCATACTATAATAATCGTATAAAGTTAAAACCCCATATAGAGCCTCGCATTTCAATATTTGGTCAATAACTCGTTCAGCCTTTTCTCGTGATATAAATGTTGTAGGTATAAAATTCATTTTTATCTCCCCTTTCGATATTGTTTAAACATTCCAAATAATATACAGCCAATACAATATCCTAGTATTAACTTTATAAACCATAAAATGCTCATACTAATCTAATAATCTAGGTTCAGGTAACACTAATCTATAACCGTCTTTATCTACATCTTTATTTGGTCTTATATAAGCCCCAAGTAAACTGGTCCATCCATATTTAGTGTCTGTAAATGTAGAAGTGACAACCCCCGCAACATTGAATACATCAGAAACAGTAACCACACCATACTCATCCAGTAAATCCTTAAGATCACCTAATACTGACATCGCATCCTCCTTATTAGTCAATAATATATCTCTATAGTTTGAATATGGTTTTTTAGGGTACTCCTTATCTAGCATGTCTTTAACAGCAAGTTTCATAATCTCTCTATGTGTAATATAACCTACAACAAATCCCCCAACAACTAATACTACTTTATTCATCTTAATATCCCCTTTCGATATTTTAATTTATTATTTTATAACCAATACATAAGTGTTTGGATATTTTCCTCTTACAAGCATTCCTTTATACATAATATATCCCCTTTCATGAGCGACCATACAAGTAACGGTCTCGATCCTTTATAATATAGACTGCGTTATCATCATCTAGTTTCATTTTGGTATATATGGATAGTACCTGGTTATCATTCATCATTGCGACTTTGCTTTTCCAGGTATTACTATAATATTTATTAGCGATATATCTGCGCATTTCAAATATAGTCATAACAGCGCCTAATCTAATAAGGTAGGTCTTGGTAGGTCTAACATGAATCCACCTCTGACAGGCCTTATCTTTGCTCGTGACAAATCGTACCAACCATATTTACGATCAGTGTATGCTTCAGTGACTCCAACAAAATCATACAGGTCGCCAACCGTTGCTTGACCATAATCAGCAATCATGTCCATAAGGTTACCTAGTACTTCAACGGCATCATTTCTACCGACTAACACAATCTCATCGAAGTTGTGAGTTGCTCTATCTCTTGACGATATCTCTCTTCTATTATCTAGTGGCCTAGCCATATTGTCATAAGCAATTCGTCCTAAGCCACCTCCACCACCGCCACTTCTGCCTGGATTTCTATTGTTTTGCCTTTCTCCAAATAAAAGTAGTTGTGGAATATCCCTGAATAGATCTACCACTGTAGTCTTCAATGCAGGAACTAATACATCCTGAAGAATATAAGTCTTAACGTCAAAGACCTCCTCACCTACGAAGGTCTCAAGAATCTTTTTACCCAGAGTTTTTTTTCGTTTTATAACTTTACCCTGTACTACTTTAGTCGGAACTCTTTTTTCAACTGTCTCTTTTGGTTCTCTTGAATTGCTTGGAAAATCCATATCTACTTTAGCCATTATTTATCTCTCCTTTAAGTCTTGATTAAATTCATCCGATGAATTCATTTCTTCTAGATAAGTATCATTATGTTTATTTATCTGTACCAAACTCATTATAACTACACCTACTAATGTTCCTAATAACAGTCCTACTATGAACACAATTATCTCTCCTTTAAAATAAGTATGGTTACAAACACAACCATTGTAGTACTATTGCTACCACTAATGCAAATATAACCAATCCACTAAACATATTCATTTGCAAATACCCCTTCCAGTGCTACTGAGATACAACTAGGAATATAATACTTCCAATTATAATACATATAATTATATCCATTATTCGCCCCTTTCAAAATTGAAAAGAATAAGTACTATGTTACTAGTACCTACTCCTTTCTAATTAACCTTTTGCTGTTTCTTCTTTACTCTTAGCATCGATCTGTTCCATTTTCTTAT